CGTTTCCGTTTTTTACTTCAGCTGTAGCCAATACACCTTCAACCATTGGATTGCCTGATGGAGATCTCATACCTTCTGTTAGTTGAACAGGAGATATGTTGAATGGGATGGTTTCTATGAGTATTTGTCTCATATTATATTTATGATTTATTTTTTAATTCTTCTCTAATAATAGAGTTGATAATAGAGCGGAGTTTATTTTCTTTTAAATTACCATATCCACTTGACTTGTATTTGCCGGTTGGTGCTTTAGGTTCTTTAGAGGTTTGATATCCTAATCCTTTAATACCAAAAGCTGCATTTTTCATATAATAGTTAAAATCCTTAGCCATATTTTTAGCTACAATTTTTTTTAATTCGTCTACAGATTTTTCAGCATTTTTTGGATCTTGCATTTCAGCATAAAATCCTTGTAAAAATGATGTACCATAAACATTATCTATATTGTCGCGGTTTTTGTAATCAAATCCTGCTATTTCCTTTTCCACTACATCAGTTGTAGGTTTTTTTTCTATAGCTTTTGCTTCCTCATTTATAAAAGTATTAAAAGCTTGAAAAGGATTAAATGCAGGTTGTGATACTATACCACCTACAGCTTCACTTATAATACTTTTTTGTTTAAGTATTTTTACAGCTTCGTTGTATGTAGCAAAATTAGTAATGTATTGGGGAAATAATCTACGAGCAGATTTTAAGAACATATCTTTGTGCCCTTTACCTTCGTTTATTTGGTTATATTGGTTTTGTAAACTTTTCATTTTTATTTATTTAATAGTTTTTCTATATCGTTTAAGTAATCTAAAATTAAATCTGTTGGTTTAATAACAGCGTATGATTGTGGTTTATCCTTATAATATGCTATAGTTTCTTCCTTAGCATTGTCTATAAGGGGATATAAACTATTTAATTTTTCCTCAATTTGTTTGAATGCTGCTATACGTTTTTCTTGAAAATCAACCCTAGCAGGGTCTGCTTCATTGAGTTTTTTGGATAGTTTATACTTATACATATTATTTTCTCCCCATAAATATTTAGTATCCATTACTTTTGATTGAGCTGCTAATTTTTTTGGGTTAACTAATTTATATCCTAATTTTTTTGTATAATAGTTTTTAGTTTTTTTTCCAAAAGCATAAGGAGTAGCATATTGTGTTCCTGTACCAGGTGTAAACGATGCTACACCTGCCCCATCACCTGTACCTGATAATTCTTTAAGTTTATACTTGTACTTTCCCATTTGCCTTCTTTAGTTCTTCTACAAGTTCACAATACTGGAGTAAATCGATTATGTTATCGTTTTTAATAAAAGTAGTTTTTTCTACTTCAACTATTAAAGGTAAAACCTCATTTAACTTAATTTGAACTGTTTTATCTGTAATATTTTTACTTAGTTTAATAAGTTCAGTTTTAAGTTCTTGTATTTTTGTATTGTAAAATGTTCTAAGTTTAGGCGTAGAATCAACTGATGTAATAAATTCTTTTAATACTAGTTTTTGGGATTCGTATAAATTAGTATATTTAGTATTAAATTTTTCTAATAAAATTTTGTAAGTTAAAGTTCTTAAGTCTTTATCGTATGACTTAAATTCGTCTATTACATCTTCTTTAACTTTAGATTCAGTAATTGGGGTAGTAGATAAATATTCTAATAAAGCAAATCTATTAGATGAGACTTGTTCTATATCAATTACCCCTGTATGTTCTAGTTCAATTAATGAATATAAAGCAGCTTGGGCTTTATAATTTGGTAATTTTGTTTTAAAAAACTCGTCTAAATTATAATATTTTTGAATTTCATTAATTAAATTATATTTTTGTTTCTTTAACGAAGTTCTATTGAGTTTTTTAGATGATTCTAAGATGGTTTGAATTAAAATATTTGATTTAGCTTCACTTAGTTTTTTACTTTTAGTTAAACCCTCATATAACTTTAATTCTTTACCTAGTTCACTTTTTACAAAATATTTTTTAATTATGTTTAAGGCAGGAGATTGGATATTATTAAGCGTATCAGCTGTTACTTGGCGAACTAATAATTCAAATAGAATACCCGTATTCTTAAACTTGGAATGTTTTATCTTCATCCTAGGCTTTATTTATAAATATATAAAGATACTTATTCAGTTAAATTATTTTCGTCTAATAGCGATTCTCCTGTGTTTTTTTTACCAAAAATTATATCTTTATTTAGACTTTCTAATAATGTTTTATTTTTAGAGTACACAGATTTGGAAGTTTCTAAAGCTAGGGGTGAACCTCCTTTATAATTTGGTGTTCCAAATCTTTCTTGGTCGTCTACTTTATTATCTTTTCTACCTAATCTGTCTCTGCCTAATGCGTTTTGTTGAGTATTTATATTAGATACTTTTTCTTCAGGACGGCCTAATGGTGCTTTTTCATCGTATCCCTTAGGTACGGAAGCATTTTCGTATCTATTTCGACCATATAGAGAAGCTAAATCATGAGGAGTACCATATGAACGTCCTGTTTCTAGCGGATCATTTCCTTCTTCTGCTATTTGTTTGTTTCTAAATGCACGTTTTTGGTCTTCAATTACTAAATCTCTATATTCTTCATATTGGTCTTCACTGAATTGGAATATATTGTGGTATATCCAATCTGAAGGAATAATTTTTAACTCAAGCATTTGGGTAGCTAAATCAACTTTTTCTTTTAATAATGCTACTTTTTCCTGTTCAGCTATAATTGAAGGAGTTGTTAAGCTTAATTCAAAATTTGTTAATTGGTCACCATCATACCCTTGAGTATATAAATGTACTAATGCTATTTTATATAATTCAGATAATAAAATACGTTGTATTCTATCAATTGTACGAGCAAATCTAATATCTTCTGCTGCTAATGTGGCTTTACCTGTTAAATCTTTTTCGTATCCCATAAATGCTTTAGGCACCTTAAGGGCAGCAAATAATTTATCTCTTAAATAAGCAACATCTTCTATACCATTATATTCTAATCCTTTAGCAGTATCAATTTTAGTTGTTGAATCATTGCCTCTTACAGGAATATAAAAATCCTCAAGTAAGTTTTGCATATTATATTTTAGATTATATTCACCTGTTTGTTCATCAATCAATGGAGTTTTTTTCATTGTTTGGATAGTTTTTTGCATAAAAGCATCAACTTCTTGAGGAGGAATATTACCTACGTTTATATAAAAAACACGTCTTTCAGGAGCACGAGATATTCTATGAATTAACATCGCGTCTTCCATTAAAATATATTGTTTAAATAATCTACGGCCAGGTTCAAGATATGAACGGCCATAAGGAAGATAATTAACATCTGTTAATAATCTAAAATGAGCAATTTCGTAGTTATCAAATACAATTTGATTTTCAGAAGGTTTAGTATTAGGAGCAGCATAATAACCCGATCCTCCTGTATAATATCCATTAGGAGAAAATGTAAATTGAACTTTAGCAGGATTTTCTATATCAAAATTTTCTTGTCTTTGTATATGATATGCCGTATAAGGTATTACATTATATACCCCAAATTTTTCAGCTATTTCTAATTTAATAAAAAAGTCACCATATTTACACATTTGGCGAGTCCAAGACCATAAATTAAATTCAATATTTAATACATCATAAAATAAATTATAAAGTACTTTTTGTATATCATCATCACTACTTCTAATTTGAAGTACTTCACCCATATCATTTTTTAGAGTACATTCATCAGCTATAATATCAAGAGCAGAAGCTACAATAGCATCTGTATCCATTGTATCATAATCACTATATAAATAAGTTCTTAAATATTGATATTGTTGATTATATTGTTGTCCTAATAATGAAGTAGCAGTTGGGTTTGTGTAGAGTTTATTAAATTTATCTATTAGAGAATTTGTTTGAAATTCCCCACTAGTTTGGATTTTATCAGTATCAATTATTTTTAATTGATTATTTCCATCATTTCTAATAATTACGTCTGTTGAAAATAGACGTCTTAGTCTTGAAAATACATCAGTGTTTGCCATTGTTTATAAATATATTAAAGGAGCCATCTTATATCTTCTTGTTGGTCTCCAATTTGTTGTATGTATGGATTAGGAACATTATTGCTGTTAAATACTACAGGAGTATTATTTTTTCTCATATTTCCTAAAGCTGCTCTAGTCATATCTAAGCCTTGTTGTTGAAATTTAAGTGATGTATCTCTTAAATACATTCCTATTCCAAAAGACATTACTAAGTCATCGTTATAACCTTGTTGAGCTTCAGGACGTCCATTTTTCCAAACAAATACTTTCATTTCTTCAAGTAAACGTTTAGATTGTATTGTGACACTTTTATCTCCAATATACTCTCTCATTTTATTTACTATAAGAGGACGAGTACGTTGAGACATTGTAAAGCCTGGAGTCATGTTTGAGCCATATTCATATCTATTAAAATATGATTCTGCAGATAATGCATCACTTTTAGGAGAGTAGTATAAATTTTGATATCCTCTTTCCATTATAGTTTCTAAAGTAGCCCACCCTATAGATGAGTTTTCGGGAGCTAATAGTGCATTATTATATTCTGCTGCTAAACCAACTAAAAAGTGTCCAAACTCTTTTGGGGCAAGTTGTCCCTTATATTCAGCTACTTGCACATTTGTTTCAATATCTATAACATGGGCTGTAGAAAAGTCTCTACCATCTCCTCTGGCTACATCAGCTGTAACCATATATTCTCTAGAATAGTCTGCTTGTTCCCAAACCCATAAATTTTTATCTAAACCTCTACGTTCCATAGGTTCTTTAATAGAAGTTTGTAATATAAATTCAATCCATTCAGGGAAAAATACTGTTTCCCCTGATGTGGTAAAGTCACAATCACATTCTTGGGAAGCTATTCTAGGATTACCCAATAATTCATCTTGGCGTTTTCTCCAAGCTTCGTTTCGTTCAGGGTGAACATACCAAGGTAATTTAATAGGTAAAAAGTCGTTTTCAGATGCTTCAGCTCTAGCCCAAGTTTGGTGGAACCAATTACCTGTTCCGTTTGGGGTAGATAATATAATTGCTCCACCACCTGTTGCTAAAGTTTGTTGTGATGATGCCCAAATATTTTCTACGTTTTCAATAAATGCTGCCTCGTCAACTATCAACAAAGATACTGCTTCTGATCTACCTGCATCACTAGCAGCTGATACTGCTTTGATTTGCGAGCCATTATCTAATCTAAGGGTTAGTTTATTA